CGGATGCCGAACTCTTCAGTTAAGAGCCGCGTCTTCTCGACGCTCGACAGCGCGGCCACGCCCGTCTTATCCAGTGCAGCCTTGGTCTGGTTTCCCGCGGCCGCGGCGCGGGTGCCCACGGCGGCGAGCTCCGCGCCCAACTGGCGCACCGAGCCCGACGTGCCCTTGATGGCGCTGTCAAAGACACGCACACCCGAGACTGCGCCCTTCTCGTCCACCAGCAGTTCGATTTGTACGGCGGTGGCCATCAGCTACCTATTTCCCCCATGCACTCCCTGCAGCGGAGCGCGTGCGGCTCGTTGGGCATGCCGCAGTGTGGGCACGGCGGATGTTCCGCTTGGAACCTGTTGCGCTCGCGCTTCAATACCAGCAGCCCTTCCACTTCCACGCCAGTCAAGGGCAGATCGACAACCTCCAGCACACGCTCCAGCCAGAAGAAGTACTCGATCCACTCGAAGGCTCCGTCCGGAACAGTGCGCGCCGGCAGGATGCTCGCGCGCGCCTCGTTCTGCAGCTCGGGCGGAGTGTTGGCCAGCATGCGCTCCGCTTCCTTGGCAAAGAACCCTTCCAGAAAGAACTCTGCCGCGGCGCGCCGTAGCATGGCCAGATCGCGCATGACAGCCTCTATTCAATAGTGATTTCATCGTCCGCATCGAAGAGCGCCAGCGCCGCAGCAGCCTTGTGCGCTCCATCCATTTCACACTTGATTGCACCGGCGCCGCTGAGCGCTATACCGCCCACCGAATAGCCGTCCACGGATTCAATGAGATCGTCGTAGACCTTCATCGCGATGGCCTGGCGCGGCGGATAGGTGGTGACGCCGTTCTGAGCGGTTCCGGTCACCCGCGTGCGCGCACTCTCAAAGTTGAAGCGCTTTAGATCCGCAATACCCGGTTGGCGGAAGCGATGGATCAGGCCGGAATAGAAGACTGTCTTGCCATCCGCAGCACCGCCCCAATTTGCATCGAGGCTCACCTCGACCAGGTCACAGAGAATAGGTGGTTCGCTTTTGGACTGTGACGGCCCGACGCTGCGCAGCGCGATGCCCGCGCCCAGGCGGTGATTGAGTGGAAGAGCGCGCTTCCAGTCCTTCAGCTTGCTCATGTCGCCGTAGCCGTCGACCGAGACCAGCGTGTTCTCGACCAGTTCCAGCAGCGCCGATTCGCTCTCAAAGACACGTTCGCGCGCATCGCCAATTTGAATGACCTGGTTGACGATCGACTGGAAGAACCGCCCCCAGTCCGCGGCGGCGATGCGGCGGAAGTGATAAATGAAGGCTCCCTGCTTGGATTTGAAGGCGACGGATCGCGGTGTGTCGAGAGGCAGCAGTGCCTGCTGCTCAGGGTCCGGTGTGGGTGCAGCGTGCTTGCTCATTGGATCCTCCAAGTCGTGCAGCTCTGGCTAAAAATGAGGGGACGGCCATTCCGCCGCCCCCTTGGAAGAAACTCGGGTTAGGCGGAGATCAGGTACGCGCTGGCGCTGTTCTGCACAGTCGCCGTGCACACCTGGCCGCCCGTCGGCTTCAGGATGGATTCCTGGTCGAGCTCGATGGTGTAGATCACGTACTTGTCCTGCTCGCCCAGGTCCGCCTTGGGAATGATCACGTTGGGATAGTCGACAACCAGCGAGGCCGCGCCGCTGTTGATGGCGATCTTGGCTTCGAGCAGCGTCTGCGCCATCATCCAGTCGCGGATATCGCTCGTGGTGTCGATCGCTACCACAACCTTCAACGCCACGATTGGATTGCCGTAGCGCGGGAAGACGGGATAGACGCCGCCGCCGCAGGAACGGAAGAGATCGTTGGCATGATCGAAGGTCGCTTCCCAGCTCAGGATCCGCGGCGACATCGAAACCGCGCCGCCGGCCACACCCAGCGAGAACACGGAGTCCGAGCCGTAGAGATATTGCGCGGTGGGCAGCGCGGGCAGCGTGACCATGGCGCCGTCGGCGTAGCGGCCCGTGCCGATGAAGTTGGCCTTCACCATCACCGAGCCCTTGTCCGAACCGCTCAGCACAACCTTGGTGCAGCTGATGTCCTGGAACTTGCGCTTCAGGCCGGGCGCATCCTCGATGTAGACGTTGGTCATGTTGGCCGCCGCGCCTGTGTCTGCCCAGGTGAGGACGTGGGTGTTCGGCGTTGCGGGCGGTCCCACCGTCCCGGCGGTAAAGTTCTCGTTGCCCATCACCATGGCCAGGAACCAGCCGGCCAGGTAATCGTCCAGGCGTGTGCTCAGTTCGCCAGAGGAACTCTGCGCGATGAGCCGCGACTCGGTAGCAAAGGAAGTGCCCTTGCCCGCATATTTGTAGTCCGACTCTTTTTCCAGAGCAACCTGGAAGAAGCCGTTGGTCTCGGGCCGGCCACGATAGGTCAGCGCGGCGTCGGCCATGACCTCGGCAAGCGTGGCCTGGATATTTCCGCCCACTACCACGTTGCGAAGAATCGATCGTTGTGTCGTAAAAGCTGTTGGCATTGCTCTCTCCTCGCGCTCAGCTGAGCGGAAATTCCTCGAATGTATGAATGATGCGAACCGAATGGCAAAGCACGTTACCGAAGAACACCAGCTTGTTGCCCTCCACCTGGGGCGGTCCCGACCAGTCGAACTGCCCTGCGAAATGGCGCCCGGCGAGCGGACCGAACGCCGCGACGACGGCTTCGATGGCCGCTTCCCACACCGGCGAACTCACTCCATCCTTAAAGGCGTAATAGCCAGTCATGGCGATGGTGTGCGTCCGTCCCCAGGCCTGCATCTCTTTGTCCCTGGCAGGCGACGCGTCGCGATTCACCATCCAGGTGCGCACCGCCGGGTTGGCCGGATCTGTCATCGCATCCACAAAAAGTGCCTTGAACTCCGCATCGTCGTTCGAGTAGCGGATCTGGTCGTAGACATTCGGCCCGCACTCCGGGACGGTCTTCAGCAGGTCGTAGGCCGCGGCGATGGCAGTCTGTGCACTCATGCCGTGCCTCCTGCGAATCCACGCGCCGCAAAGGCCAAGGCAATCTCGCGCTCCAGTACCGGTGTGCACAGCGGCTCAATCGCTTCCAACGTCCGCGAAAACATCTGGTGCCCTTGCGTGCCTTTCTTACGGATCTTCAACGCGATCGCGAAGGCCACACTCGTCGCCTGCTTCTCATCCTCGATGCCAAACTTCTTCTGCACCCACGGCACCAGCGCTGAGGACGGCGGCATGTGCGGCCGCGCGCCGGTCTCGACCGGGGCCGCGTATACATCCGCGCCCACAGAGGGCGAGACGCCGATGATCTCGCGGGCCATCGACGCATCGCGCACGAAATTGGAAACGATGGAAGCGGCCAAGTTGCCGAAGGCCACGGCGGGAGGCAGCGCGCCGTAAGGGGTGGTGATAAACTCCTGCACCATCTCCGCGCCTTTGACGCCCAGAGCTTCGAGACCAGCCTGCACGCCTTCATTGAAGGCAGACAGCATGCCGGGCTCAAGATTCTCAGCTCCGCGGATTGTGGCGTTCCAGCTCATCGTGAGTACTTGTCGTGCACCAGGCGGTCGACGCCGCTGTTCTGTTCGAGGTATTGATTGCCCAGCGCGAATGCCGGCCCAACTTCCGCCTCGCCGGCCGCGCCTTCCTCGATGCCCATGTGGTTGTAGTAGCGCTTGCGCAGCACCTTCGCCACGTTGAGCATCTCCTGCGATTTGGATCGGTAGTTGACCACGTCGGCCTGGAGAGTTGCATCGCCCGTGCCCACATAAAAGCTGGCGATCCACTCCGCGCCCAGGCTGGCGATGAAGTCCGTCACTGCGTAGAAGTCCTTGTCGGGGACCGTCGATCCGTCGCGCAGATGACGCGCGGTCCAGGTCACGCGCAGAGTGTCGCCCTCGGGCGGCGCATCGAAGTTGAGCAGGATCCGATCCGGAGATCCCGGCGTCTGGTAGACGCGCAGATCGGAATCGAGAACGAACTGCGGCGGCTGCTGGCCAATGGGATATTCGATTTGCTTGACGACGGAGAAGTTCGTTTCCCACACCGGCAGATCGCCACCCGTGCCTGGCGCGATGGGAAGGGCAACCAGGTTGGTTCCAGTTCCCTCGACATCGCTCACGATCAAGAGTGGCGCGTCGGCCGAGTAGCGTTCCAGGATGGCGCGAGCCGCCAGTGCGGCCCACTGCCCGCTCGTCACGCGCTTCGCGTCGTCAGCGAGCGCGTTGGGGATCTCCGCAACAAAGTCCGAGATGGCGTAAGGAAAGGGCACGTCGCGCCTCTAAGGTTGCGGGGCGCCCGTACGCGAGCGCCCCTCGGTTGATCTTCTCCGGCAAACTTCGCCGGCTCAGGGCTATCTGGTTAAATGTCGATCTGGAGCATGTCCAGCGCCACGAAGGCCGCTTTCGGGACGGTCGTCGCGGGCACCAAGGCCACGTCAACGGTCACCACGTCTCCTTCGTCGATGCGGAAGCCGCCGGGGAAGTTCGAATTCACAGTGACATCCGCGCTCATTGTGTCCAGATATGAGTTGTTCACTGTGGCTCCGGGGATCTCCAGGAAAGCGATCTGCACGCCATTCACGTTGATGTTGACGGCCAGTCCCTGATTGCCGGTTCCGTTATCGCTCTCGCAGAGTTGCGCGCTCACAATGCGCTGCGAGCGCGGCGATGTGTATGTCACCTGGCCTACGCCCACTGCCAGAGGCGCGGGCAACGGGAGGGTAAGAGTGCTTCGGCGGAAACTGTCCTGCATGGGGTCCTCGCTTTTCATCCGCGGCCCCGGAGATCGTCCGGGGCCGCGCCTGCTATGCGTCTACTGCTGCGTTGGCGGGTTAATGGTTAGCCGGCGACGACGTGTTTCCCGACGCCACGGAAGTCGATGATCGCGCCCGCGAACGGGAACTTCACCTTGTACTGGAGCTCGTCGTTCGTGAACTGGGTGCCGATCGTCGGCTGGTTGGCCAGGAAGATCTGCGGGTTCTCGATGCCGTCGAGGAAGCCCATCTCCAGGAAGGGCGCGTTGTTCTGGTTGGTGCCGTAGTAGTAGTCGATCACATCGGTCAGCTTTTCGTTGACGTAGATGCGCTCGTTGTTCACGCCGAAACGCTGGAAGAACGCGTTCGAACCGGCGGTGTTGGTCTGGTTGATCTGGCGCGCGGTGGCGGCCAGGGCCGCAGGCACCATCAGCCAGTCCAGAGGCAATCCCAGCGGCTCGCCGGAATCCTTCTCGGTCTGGGTCATCAGCGCCACTTCGTCGGCGATCAGCGAGTCCTGCGACAAAGCGACCGTCGAGAGGTTGTTGTGCCCGGCGTTAAACCAGGCCACCGCATCACCGGTGTAGTTGGGGTTGGTGACGAAGAACTGGGTGATGTAGTTCTTCAGCGTCCAGCGTCCAGCCCGCGCCAGGCGGCCGGGGAAGCGGGCGATGGCTCCCAGATCGTCGTTGCGGATGGTCTCTTCCGAGATGGTGAGCATCCCGCCGCGCTTAACCATCTGGTAGGTAACCAGCTCGTCGGTGGGATAGGCCACCTCGACGTAGGGGCCGCCTTCTGCCACGGTCGCCAGCTCGCCGAAGTAGCCCTCACGCACGCGGTCCTGGATCTTGTAGTCGGAGATCGACGCCTTGGTGTAGAGATTCGGCAGGCCGTCGAGCGCCAGCTCTGCCCAGTCCTGCAATAGGCGCTTGGTCATCGAGTTCAGCAGGATGTTCGGAAAGTCGGCAGCCAGCACCGCTTCCGACGCCAGCACATGACCCGTAAAGCCCGCGCCCGCGCGCAGCTTATCCAGATTCCAGTCGCCGGTGACGGTGGTGTAGGCTTCGCGCAAACTGCGGAATGCCGGCACGCCCTTGTTCATGGAGTCCTTGACGCCCACCGCCGCTTCCATGGCCAGGGCCATCTTGTCGGCGGAGTCGAGCGTGACGGTTGAGCCAGGCTGCACACGGCCCACCGTGTTGAACGCCGCGAAGGCGGTCCGCACCGTGGTGATCTCGGCGTCGATCTTGGCTTGGGGCAGATCGGCTTCGGCAACCAGCGCCTGCTCTAGATGTCCGCGCGCCAGGTCCTGCGCCGGCTTGGGTAGCCTTGATGCCGTCAGCGACGTCTCGATGCGGTTGCGGCTCTGGATGCGCTGTGCCTCAGCCAGCTGCGTCGCGGCGGCTTCAGCGGTGACTGCGGTGGCCGCTGCGGTCGAATTCGCTTCCAGCACCGCGGTGGTCACTTCCGTCAACAGGGCCGGATATTCAGCCTCGGTCACGGTGGCGAATTTCATGGTGAGCTCGGCAGCGCGGCCGGCGTTCTTCAGCCGAAGCGCTTCGAGCAGTCTGCGAAGGGTATCCTTCATGGACGCTGCTCCTTCGGTAGCGCCTGAAGCGCCGCCGCTGCTGGGGCCACGCCGGGTTGGGGCGATGGCGATTGTGTTGGGACTCACGGCGCGCAATTGCGCCGCAGAGACATCGTTGGCCGCGAAGCTGGCCGCGGTAAGGAATTCACCGCCAGCGCCGGCCCGTGCGCAAAGATCGACAGAATAGAGCGTGCCCAGATCTTCGGCGACCAGGCACTGTTTGCCTTCGACCTGGCCGGGCTTGTAGCCCACCGCGGCCAACATAGACACGGCAAAGAGATCGAGCTTGTTGTTCTGCCGAGCATCGTCCAGGCGTGAACGGAGATCTGACTCGGCCGAGAAGAGATTCACAGTAGAGTAGGCGCCCCCGGCGTCATGCGAACCGCCCTCCAGCCAGCCCGCGATGCGATCGGGATCGGTGGCACCGGTCGGATCGTTGCCCTGCTGGTTGGGATGCCTGCGCCCAAAAGGCTTGCCGGCCACCGCCTCCGCTACCCTCGCGACGAACGCGGGAGGATAGTAGTGCGGAACCGCTTTGCCATTGACGGCGCCCATGCCCCAGCCGGGCTTGAGAACGCGGATCTTATACTTCCCCGACTGCGGCTGCGCATCGCCTTCAGCGGCCATGAACTCACAAGCCTCGGCCACTGGCACATAGGCCGTGGTCACTTCCTGCGCGTCGCCAAAGGTCACCTCGTCGCCGGCGATGGTGTAAGGGATACGAAAGAGCTTCGACTCCGGACCGCGCGCGATCAGGTAGTCACTGAAGGTTTCAAAGAGATAGAAGCGCTGGCAGCCCTGCTCGTCCAGGCCAAACTGCTCGCGCAGCTCGCCGTTGATGAGCTGCTGCTGCTCGTCCAGCGAAAGATCCGCCTCGGCCGACACGTACTCCTTTTTGAAGTTCGTGCAGTCGATGCCCAGCTTCGTGGCTTTCGCGGCGAGCTTACGGGCCACAGCCTTCTTCTTCGCCGCGGGGATCACCTTGTCCTGGTCGAAGCGCGCCAGCGCATCGCGCACATGGGCCTCGTCGAAGTCTGGAAGGCTCCATGTCGAGATATCTTCGGCATCGCCCACGTAGGCAAAGTCGGAGGATGGGTGTTCCTTCCCATCCACCGACTTGGTCTTTGCGGCCTCGGCCGCGATCAGATAAACGAGTTCCTGGTTCATCTCGGTCCTCGGGTTACTTAGTGGCGATCGGGAACGCGTATTTGCGGCCGTCCGCCGTCACGCAGACGCGCATCTTCGTTCCATCCTTCGCGGTGCGGTCCTCGCGCAGGATCACTTGCCAATCGTCCAGCTTGTCGATGTCGGCGGCGCTGGTGGGCGCGGGCACTGCCAGCAATGCGTTAGCAGCCTTCAATGCGGCGATACGCTGTGCACGCTCGTTGTCGGGCGAATCAAGCTTGGCCTGGGCGAGCGCCTTGATGTAGGTCGCGGTCCACTGCTTCTGCGCCTTGTCCGACATATGCGCGGGCGGATTCGGGGTGATCACTGTAGGTGCTGTCTGTGGTGCCATATCACTGTTCTCCTTCGTTCGTTGACGGCCGGGTCACATGCGGCCAGATTAGTCAGCGCGCGTGCGGTTCATTGCGGCAGGCGCGAGAGCTGCGAAACATGGAATAGTTGCCGTCATCCAGGGGACGCCACAACCGAAATGCCGTAGCTTTTCAGCAGGTCGCGCTCCTGATCTGTGGCCTTCAGCTGGTCGTCGCTCAAATGCGGAATGACCAGGCAATGGCAGTTGATCGTGTTCTCCGCAGACCCCGATGGATCGCGGGGATATTGCAGTTCCTCGCCTTCCACGAGGAACGGCTCGCTGGGCTTGCGCACCTGGCCATCGGCCAGCAGATGCCCGATGCGCGGCACACGGGCTACGGGGATGTGCTTCCAGAGCTTCTCCAGGCCGGGATGGTGCGGCGCGAGATCGTTGATGCGCGCGACCGACGCCAGCGACTGCACGCGCATGATTTCATTGGTGGCGATGGTCATGGCGCGCTCGCCCACCTGGCTGAAGAGCCCGCTGAACTTTCCGCCCTCCAGTGTCGATCCGATCTGCTCCACGAGCTGCTGCAGGTTGCTGCCGCCGAGAAACGCGCGCTGGATGGCCGCGTTGATCTTGGCGGACATGTCGCGCGTGAGGCCGCCAATGAGATCGGCAGTGTAGCCCTGGACAACCTGCAGCGCCGCCTGGTCCACCACCGGCTGCACCAGCAGCGAGCCCGTTCCCGCGGCCACCGTGGCGTCCACGCTCTGCGCGGCTTCAGCGTAACTCCGGCTCTCCAGGTCGCTCACTTCAGAAGCGGCCTGCTTCGAGAACTCTTCCATCACTCGATCGACCTGGGCCTTGAGTGCCTGGAGGCGCGCCGCGTTATAGCTGCCCGGCTTGCTGCGTGCCAGATCGCCGAGGATCTCGCGGTTGGCGTCGTCCAGCAGCTTGAGGATGCGCAGCCGCGCCTCGGGCGTCAAAGCCTCGGCCCGGCGCGTGAGCACGTCGAGCTGCTGGGCGTAGGCCTGGGCGCGGGAGTCTGCCATCAAATCCTTTCCGGGGTCCCCGGCGACGGGTCTTCGTCGCTGGGGCGGTTAGTTCACTAGGTTCTTTGCTTCGCCGGCATCGAGCAGATCATTGTCCGGACCTTTGCCGGCTTCGTCTGCCTTGTTGGGCGGCGGCGTCTTCAGTCCCTTCAGCGCGGCATCGAGCGCCGACTGCGGCGCGAACAAGTCCTGCTGTTTGGCCGCGCGATCGTCCTTCTCCTGCTGCGCGGCCTCGTACTCTTCCTGCGAATCCTCAATATCCACGCCGATCTCGGCCAGCACCGTGTGGAAGGCGCGCGCGGCGGTCTGCCCGGTCACCCAGCCCTCCTGCTGCCCGATCTGCATGGAGGTCGAAACTCCCGCCAACGTCTGAGCGCCTTTGGTAAGGTCCTGCGTCGCGATCTCGGGGAACTCGATCGTGTAAGAAGTGTCGACGTCCTGGGGCAGCGCGCCCGCTTCCTGCGCCGACTCAATCTGAAAATCGAGCACAGGCTTAAGACAACGCGCCAGGTGATTCTGCCGCGATTGAATCTTCCGGTGCACCGGCGCATTCATCTCCACGGCCGTGGAGCGGTTGGCGTCCACGCCATCGCCGAAGAACGTGGCCGGCAAGCCCGCGCCGCCCAGGCCGTAGAGCTTCACCATCGACGCGCCCTCGGCCATATCCTGGCCGTGGAACTCCGGAGTTTGGGCCTCGATCTTCACGCGCTCATTGGTCACCATCACGCCGCCCTGGCGCGGAGGATCCTTGGTGAGCTTGTCCTTGTATTCGTTAACCTTCTTTTCGTCGGCGCCCTCCAGGATGTAGTGCCACACGAACGAGTTCAGGAAGCGCACCTTGTCGCCGAAGTCGAAGATCATCTGGTCAAACAGATCGATCCAGTCCGCCAGGCTGAAGAGTTCCGAGAATCCGCGGCTGGCGCTCTTGGCCTTGTTGAGCGTGAAGTAGAAGCACTCGCCCGAGAGCCGGCCATAGTTCTCAGCTTGCGGATCCTCGACGCGTTTGACGAGCAGCATCGGCTTCTGCAGCACTTCACCGACTTCGCGGCGCAGGCGTACCGCAAACGGTACGTTGATCGAGGCGGTGCCGTCGGCGGTGGCCATCTCCGCGAACTGGATGGTGTCGATGTTCATGGGATCGATGTAGCCCACGCGCACCTTGCCGGACACGGGGTTCTTCGCCACCGGAAGGCACATCTCACCGAAGGTGGTTAGCTCGTCGCACCACATGGAAAGGTTCTCGTCCATGTTGTTGACTTCGTCGTTCCAGAAATCGTCGATCACCTTCTGCACGCGTGGATCTTTGGCTGTCACGCGCACGCCTTTGCCGACGGTGTAATCCGTGATGATCTCGACGATCCGCTTGCCGAAGGGCGTGGTCACGCGCAGGAAGTAGCACACCTGCAGCATGCGGTCGTGCATCAACGGGTTTAGGTCGCGAAGCGTGGCCAGCGATGTAATACGCCGGAAGCCGGGATCCTCGCCGTCACCCGTGGTCAATGTGAAGAGTTGCGGCGCCACAGCCTCGGCCGCCAGCTTCTCTTTCGCTGCAGTGTCGGCGTCGGCGCGCGCCTGCTGCCAGCGCCTGGCTTCGTCCAGGTTGAGCAGCGTGAGCGAATTGCGCTCGGCAATTGAACGCCAGCGCAGCATGTTCTTGATCCGTCCCGGAATCAGGCCCATCTCGATCTCCTGTCACGGCGCACAAAGTCCGCGCCTCCCCGGCCTGCGCCGGCTAAAATCTCTTCCCGCCCAAACCCCTGCTCGCGTCCGCCCACCTGCACAGGGCTCGATGCGATCGCGGCCTGGAAGTTGTAGTTGCGCGCCAACTGCACAGCGCCTTGCAGCGCGTCGGCCAGGTCATCCTTGATCTTGCCCAGGAACAGCAACTGTGAAATCAGCGTCTTTTGCGTGCCATCCAGGCAGAAGCGGATGGTTCCGTTCTCAACCAGCGGGCTCATGGTCGAGATGCGCAGAAACTTATCTGTCAGGTTGGTGATGCCGACGACATTGAGATAGCGCCCGCTGAGCCGCGAAGCCTCGTCGAGCGCTTGTTTCAGCGCGGCCTGGTATGCCTGATCCTCGATGCCGATCACCATCGGCTGCTCTTCGTCGGCGCGCCGCAGCATGAAATCGACCTGCTGCGTGAACGGCATGCGATCCTGCTCGGCGCGCGTCACATAGATAAAGCCCTGCGCATCGACGTCGATGGTGACGGACGCGAAGAAGTCCGCGGTCGCCTTCTGCGAGATGGCCGGATCGTTGTAGGTCATCTTCACCGTGGGCTTGCCGGCGAGCTCCTCGCGGCGGAAGGCGTGGCGCGTGATCCACTCCTCTTTGAAGACCTGTGTCGATTCCGAGATGGGCAGGTTGCGAAACTCCTGATTGAACATCACCGAACCGATCACATCTTCTTTTTCGCGCAGCGACTCGATATCCCACTTCGCCGGCCACAGCACCGACTCGGGCGCCCACTCCTGATCGACCGCCATATAGCGGTGCTTCACGAACTTCTTGAATTTCTCCGGATCGAGCAGCTTGGCCAGCAGCCCGTCATAGTGGAGGATAGTGCCGATTACAAACACCTGGCATTTCTTGCCCAGGTTGAGCACCGTGCCCGTGAACCAGCGTTCCAGCTTGTCGCGGGTTTCGGGATTGTCGACGTCCTCTTCGTTCTCCATGTCGTCGCAGATGACCAGATCCGGCCGGTAAAGCCGGAAGCGCAGCCCGCGCAGGCTCTGCCCCGCGCCGCGCGCGGCGAGGGTGATGCCCGTCGTCGTGCGGCAATCGTTGATATCCCACTTCCGGTCACCCTGCAGGCTGCCGAAGTCCGCGATCAGCGCAGAGTTTGACTCGATCTCTTCCTTCACCGCGGCGAGCTGCAGCGCCGCCTGGGGCTGGGTGTCCGAGATGAGCACGATGAACCGCCGCAGCTTGTAGCACACGCAATAGAGAACAAAGATCACCGATACGCAGGTCGATTTGGCATGCTCGCGGGGTGCGGCGATCGCGGCGTATTGCTCGGTCAGCAGCGTCTGGTAGAGTTCGCGGTGGAACTCCGCCGGCTCAATGATCGCGCCCGTCTGCTGATCGACCATGAAGTGGCGCATGTACTTGACCGCGAAGTTGGTGATGTCGGTCGCCAGCGCCCAAGCCTGGTCGAGAACCTGGCCGGCGTCTTTCTTCTCCGGGCGCAGCTCCCCCGGCACCACGCCGAAGACGGCGCGCAGCCGGGCAGCCGCATCCTCACGCTGCTGACGCTTCGATTTGTTTTGCGAAACTTTCAGCGCCATGCGTGAACTCCTGGATCAGTTCTTCCTTGATGGGATCGATGACCGCGCGCACCGGCTCGCGGGTACGCAGCTTTTTCAGTAGGTCCTGCGAAGCCAGCAGGTAGATCTCGCGCGGATCGCCGGCCTCGGCCGCCAGCTTGGCCCGCTCGGCATCGATCTTTTTCAGATCCGCTTCCACCCGCTTCGCCTGCAGCTCCACGCGCTGCATGCGGCTCATGGCGAGAGTCAGATCCTTCAGGCCCTTCGCAAAGCGCTCCTTGTCTCCCATGCCGGCGCTCTGGATCAGGTTGAAGACCTGGTCGCGCAGCGCGTTAATCACGGCCGAATTCGAATTGAAGAGATCGTTGCCGGCGAAGGCTGAGGCGAACTCCCGCGCCTGGGCGCTCTCGCGCAACACCTCTTTGCGCGCCTGGGCCACGCGCAGATCGAACCAGCGCTGCAGCGTGCTCTTGGGCAGCCGCATCAGCGGGAACTCGTTCAGGATCCGCAGATCCAGCGATTCCCAGTCGACGAAGCCGCCGCCGTCCGACGCCCACTTGGCGCTGTAGGGCATCGCGGATTGATCCTCGATCTCCTTCCAGGTGCCCAAGCGGTCATAGAGCTGCTCGATCGCGTCGCGCGCAGACTGCGGCAGCAGATCGATCTTCAGCGGCTGATGCACTTTCCGCGGCTCTCCGGTTTTTGGCCTGGGCTTGGTCATGGCTAGTTGAAAAGCACGTCGTCGTTGCTGCGGCCCTCGGTCATAAAGCGCAGCCCGCGCGCAGTGAGCTGGATCTCGCTTAGCTCCATCCGGCCCGAGTTTTCGTTCATCTGCGATTTGAAGTCGATGTAATCCAGGATGCGCAGATCCTGCAGCAGCGTGACCGTCTGGTCGCGGCCCACCGTCTGGCGCATCTTCAGCAGGACGCCCCAGACTTCCAGGTCATCCATCCGTGAAAGTTGATTCTCGTGCCCCTCGCGAATCAGCTTGAGAATGATGCCCCTGCGCCGCCGGGCCTGGATCAATTTGAGTTCAGCCGCTTCCATCTCTATCCCCCATTGGTCTGTCCGACGTGGGCGCGAAGATCAACCAGCGCTTCTGTCAGCTTCTGCAACACTTCGTCCTGCCGATCGAACCGGTCATACACGCCCGGCCATTCCTGCGCCGAGTAGATAACCAGCCGTTCGATCTGTTCCGACTGGCGGCTCCCCTGATCCGCCAACCTGGTCAACGCTTCCGCCTGTTTACTTGTGGCCTGCGTCTGCTGCTCGAAGTTCGCGACGATCGATCCGAAGGCGGTGCGCACCGTGTCGTTCATGGCCGAAAGAAACGGAGCTATGAGAGCCAGGGCAACCAGGGCGATGATCGGCCACGGTCCCCACTCCGCCAGCAACTTGAATCCATCGGCAGGCTGCTTCTGCAGCAGCTCGAAGAGGGCAAAGATCACCGCCGCCCCTCCAGCCGAGCTGAGAGCTACCCGAACGTGCTTCAGGCCGCCGGTCCTGAAATGCCCCGTAACTTCCCCAGAGGGAACGCCCGCGCTGCCCAGTCCCAGGGTGGTCATCGGGAAGCCCTTTCCGATCCGGTTGCGGAGCCCCGAGAACCCCCAAAAAGCCCGGACCAACCCCTCCAAACCCCAAAAATCCCGTTCCGAACGGTTAAGACCAGAAAATCTGGCATGGATTCCCGGCGATTCTGGGCGCCACGCACGCGTGACGCAAACTCGGGTGGTGGGGTAGTAGCCTCCAGGGGGTCGCGAAGGTCCCAGAATGGCCCTGCCGGAGGCGAAAAAACAGCTGGCGGAGGGAAATTCCAAGTCATGGCCGTCCCGTCGATCCGCTTGGCGCAGGCAACCCAGTCCGAGGCGATGCACTTCTGTGCCGCCGGGAGGGTCATTTTCCCCGAGCAGATCAGGCCGGGCAGCACGTCCTCCAACTGGTGATCCTTCTTCCGGGCCTCGTCCATCGGCTGCGGCCAGATATTCGTGAGGCAATCCGGGCAGCCGCCGATCTCGATCGAGATCAGGTGATCGCCCTCCACGCTGGCGTCACATTTGTCCAGGCCGTACTCGGCGCAGGCCTTCTTCTTCAACCCGGCAAAGTTCGTGATCGTCTTGCGCACCGCCGTGGCGCGAAAGTCTTTGGCGCAGAGATTCATCTCCAGGCCGTGGACCTTGTGCGGCTTCCCACTGAGATCGGCGATCGCATCGGGATTCACCGCGCCGGGCGTGAGATCGGGATCGGGCAGCGCCAGGCCGTCTTCCAGGCGATAGCTCGCCGGCGGCTCTGGCGCTGCGGTAAGGGCCATGGTGTTCGCGGCCAGCTCGGTGCGGTCGATCTCAGTCAGCGTCTTCTCAAGAGTCGTCATCCTATCCCGCAGTGCCGCCTTAAGTTGAGGATCGGGAGCCATCCAGTACGCGGCAGTCAGCTCGTCATAGCGGGCCTGCAGCATGGCGGGATGGACGGGCGCGCCCTGGGCGTAAGCCGCGGGCAGAGTCGCATCGTCACAGCCCCGCATCAGGCTGCCCAGCAGCGTCATCGCGCCGAAAATCATCAATCCCCAGCCCACCAAGCGCATTAGGTGGAGCGCCCAGTCCAAAAGCGTACTGGATTTCAGGATCTGCATTGCCGCTCCTCCACTTCCAATCCTCGCCGGCCGAAGACGCCCACGATCAGCAGCTCCGTCCGGTTGCGGACCCCAATCCGATCGAAGATCCGCGTCATCGTGTTGCGCACCACCTGCGCGTTTGCGTACCCCATCCGCTGCGCGATCTCCGTACTGCGCGCTCCGCGGATGGCTAGGTCCGCGCAATCGGCTTCCCGCTCCGTCAGGCCAAAGCGGCCCTTGAACGTGATGCCATCCAGACCGTTCATTGCCGGGGCCTCACGACGCCGGGGCGCGCTCAGAACCAGCGCCTTGCCGCAGCACGGGCAATGGACGGTCGTACTCATCTCATCCGATGCCCATCAACTGCTTTACATGGCTCTCGATCACGCTTACCGGCGCGATGAAAGGCTTCTTCTCAACTGTGAAGGTGACCGTAGCGCTCGGCGACGCGCCTAACTGCACATCGGTCACATAACTCAGCACGACGCCCTGCGTCTCCGGCAGCGTGCCCTTTTCCAACGCATCGGCCCCGAAGCCCATCTCCTTGAGCTTCGAGGCCATGGCGTTGAACTGCTCGGCGTTCAGTGTGATTTGAAACGTCGGCTTCATGGTTCCTCCGGAATTCTTGGTGCGCGGCGTTGTAAAATCGCGCACAAATTATTCCAGTTTCTATTTCGCCTTCGGCTAGAAGCCGGACTGCGCTTCGTAGGCGAAGAACTGATTCACCGTGGGCGCATGGTTCAGAGCAAGATCGCTCGAAACCCGCACAGACGCGGCCTGCAGCGCGCCTTGATCCAGCAGCGGACGCACCTGGGCCAGTGTCACACGCACCTTTGCGGCCATGGCTGTCACTTGCGTCTTGGTGCTGATCGACTGCACCAGGGCGAGCAATGTATTCGCGATGGTTGCAATCAGATTCACATCCTTGACGGCGAGCGCCTGGCTGTTCGGATTGGTGATTTTAGCCGCAGCCAGCAGCGTCGAATTCACATCCTGCTGAATTTGCGTTATGACCGACTGGAGCACCTGAAGCGTGGTTTGATTCGGATTCGCCAGGTACGCCTGCGCGGCCTTCTGCACCTCCGGAGCAAGCGTGTTCAGAGCCAGAGTTGCCGGGCCGAGGATCACCACCGTCACCGGATCGAGCGCTTGCACTGCGGCGCTCACCGTGTCGGCGGTCGAGACCAGGACCGGCGTCCAGTTGACGATTTCCTGGGCTACCGAGATCTTCTGCTGCTGCGTGCAGCCCGTCTCAAAAGGCAGCATGAAAAGCAGCAGGATCAGCGCGAAGCAGCCCAGCTTTGAGCTGGTGGGCAGCGTCACTTCGGATCCAGGATCCTTCGAAAATAAGCCGAGCAGTGCGGTGCCGAGCCCGGCAACCAGCGCCACCACGGTGCCCGTGCCCGCGTTACCCAGCGTGATCCCTTGCTGGGAAAGAACCCCGCAGACGGTGACCAGGCCGAGGATGATGCCGGTAACTGACGTCTTGGGGTGATTCCAGATATTGCTCAACAGGTTCATGTGATTCTCCTTTTCCTTTTCAGGCCGCGACTTCCTGCGCGGCAGCGGGATCTTCGGGCGGTACGTCGTACTGTTCCAGGTCGTAAAGGCGCATCAGCTTGGTCAGCGATGCGGCGTAAGTGGGGCTGGTGGAGTAGCCGCAGCGCTGCAACTGCAGCGCGAAGCTGGCCGGATCGTGAGCCACCGCCATCGCCGGACGGTAGCGCCGCGCGACGGCCAGCAGTTTCGCATGGGCGTCGAAGCTTTCCGCAATGTCGGGATACCGGGCAAATTGGGCATCGATCGGCTCCAGTTGATTGTTGACGTACTCATGGGTGGGCAGTTCCATGTAGCACTCAGGCGCGGCCCCATGCGCAGCCTTGATGCCGAAATAGTTGTTCGCCTCGCGCGCCAGCTCGCTCTGGCCCCAGCCCAGCACATTGCTCGATTCCAGAATCGCCTGGGCGATGGTCACCGAGGCAGGTACGCCCCATCTGCGCTGCGCGGCCTGCGCCGCCGGCACTGCCATCTTCAGGAATGCGTTTTGCTTCTCGGTCACGGCGCGCCTCTGGCCTCACCGGGCGTAGGGGCGCGGCGGCTAGTTTGCAATGGGCTGGCCATCGCAGAACTAGCCTTATCTCCACGCCGCTCTGGCTCTCCGCGTAGCCTTTCTCAAGATTTCGCGGTTCCAGTTCCCCGGTTTGGGTGAGGCCAGAGTAAGGCGCGGCTTCGCCGCGCTTTGAATCACGGGAAATAGCTGCGATAGCTGGAATACTTGCAGTTGCGGAGAAGGCTAGTGGGTGATGAGATAGAGCAGCCACGCGACGGCTGAGTAGACGGCCATCCCAACAATGACCGCAAGCACGGTGCGCCAGAAGGTCATCGGCGTCACAGGTAGCTCGGATCGAGGAAGTGAGGGCTTGCCGTAGTTGGCCACTTTGTAAATCGAGATCATAATTGCCAGGGCCGCGGCCATGGCGAAGAAGACGACGCCAGAACCCATTGGGAAATCACCGTCAGGGCGAAGCGGGCTATTTTTTGCCCATCACCGCACGATAAAGAGTTTCTATCTCGGAATCGGGCATGTCAACCATCGAATCCCTCCTAAACTTTTCCTTCATATATTTCTTGCGCCATTCATCGAGGCCGCGCTCCCTGCAACGCGCCTGGATCGCCCTTATGCGTCTCTGCCGCCACTCGGGATTCTTTTTGCGGGCCGAGGGCAACGAGTTGTCTATCGCCTTGATCCTCATAAGAAATGACCTGGCCCTTGCAAAATCTTCAGAGAGAATTTCAGCATAAGAATTTACCCTCATGTGCCGATCCAATTGACTCCAGACAGATCGGAGAGTCCGAAGCGATTTTCTAGCCTTCGAGTCCTCAACCACTTCATTCACCAGCCTCGTTATCTCCGCTTTCTGATGCGCGTCCAGCACCCCGTCGCCCGTCTTCACAATAACCGGCGCAGGCAATATCTTTTCCACGCGGGTGCTCTGGTCGATGTAGCCGCCGCCGATGACCTGATTGACGGTAGTTCCATTTGCCGAGATTGAAATGCTGCCTGCTGTATCACCGTCTCCTTCTGATTGAATTTCATCGAGCGCCTTCTTTACCTTATCTACCAGGCGCGGCCCCTTTTCATCATCCACTTTCATTCCTCCTTGCGAAAAGCATGATCTATCGGAAAGTTCAGGCAATTTTCAAAAGAGTTTTCGCCATCGACTCATCGCATCTTCCCTCCTCTTTGCAGTGCTCATAGAGAGCCGCAACCAGCTCCGCGAGCTTCCGAATCGGGATATGTTGTTTTCTGCGCTTCAATTCGCGGTCGAATGTTTCCATGACATCGGCGAGCAGCTTGTGATCTAGCGCACTTAAATCTTCAGTGCGCTCTCTTCTCGCGGGCGGTTTTCCTTCAGCCTTTAGCCGCGCTGCAAACTTCGCGCCAGCTTGCTCGTACCACCATTGCCGGTCCTCGACTGAGATGTCGCCAATCTTCATGAGGGCGAGCGGCGGCGGTCGATATTTACCCCGTTCCCATTTAGAGAGAACCGGCTGCGAGATGCCTACCAGCGACGCAAATGTTCTCTGATCGAGGCGCAGGCGATCTTCCCGGATCGCGCGAAGGCGCTCATGGATCAAGGCTGAGTCAAAGTGAATATTTCTCTTGACAGTTTGAGTCATTTTGAATATGCTCATTTCGCAATGAACACTTTGGACTCCAACCTTATCAAACTCAGACGCCGATTTCGCGGGCGGTCGCCATATTACGGCTTTTATTCCGAGGTGGCAAGAGATCTCGGCACCTGGCCCAGCCATGTGCGCCGAGTCTTCTTTGGCCAAACCACGTCTGAACGCGTTGCAAAGGCCATCATCGCCGCGGTCGAAGGCAGGGACTCAGAAAGCAAAGGAAGACGCGCGGCATGAACGACAAATCGTTAGCTTGGGAATATGGCAATGCCGTCTATTTCGCACGGCGCTGGCAGCGCAGGGCTGAAATTCTTCTCAATAAATTAGAGGCGACGGCACTTGAGGAGGCGGAGATTGATTCCCCTGCCGCGGTTCAGACGGCGGATGCTCCTAATCAGCGGGAGGATGTTTCTCCGACTTCCGACGCACCCATAACAATTCAACACTATGTGGGGCCGTTGGCTGATCTCAGCCCGCTCGATCTCCGTAAGGGCGCCAAATACTCAGGGCTCCTCAAACGGGCGGGGCAGTCCATTGGGATCCACCGGACCAGCGTAAACAGAGTGGCCACCGGCGAACGCGTGTCCGACCGGATCATGCAGGCGATTGTGGCCGAGAGACAGCGCATCGACTCAATCCAGCATGCCGAAACGCCTCCCTTAACCGCTGGAGAACATTCTCAGTTTCGGCGCGGCGGAAGGTATTACGGACTTACATCGGCTATCGCAAAAGAGCTAAGACTTTCGGACGGTCATGTTTCACGGGTCCGCACCGGAGAAGAGCGATCGGCCCGCGTGCTCGCAGCGATTCGCGCAGGGATGGCGCGCATTGACGGAAAACAGGCGGCTAAGAACGGCGCGCAATCATGAGCGCCCTTCCGCAGCTTGCCCTGGTCGCCCGCACCGAGCAGTGGCTCTCGGCTGAAGACGCGATGACCGCTTCCGGCTGGTCGCGCGCCACCTTCTTCCGCCGCCGCAGCGAGCTGGTCAGCCGCGAGAACGCCGTCAATGGCCAGCGCGAATACCTCGCCGCCAGCCTGCCGCAGAAGCCCGCGCCCACGCAGCTCGCCGTGGTGCCGCCGGCCACTCAGCTTGGGCTGCTCTTCGCCAGCCAGCCCACAGCCTTGGAGCGCATCGTGCTTCCGGATCCAGAATCGCAGCAGCAGGCAGACAAACGCGTCGCCGCCCTCGAACCACTTCTTGACTTCCCCGACAATCCCGCCCGCTACACGGCCCTCCAGGTCAACGGCCGCGCCGTTACCAGTCTGGAACGCCTGATCGAATACGTCGCCCTGCAGCAGCAGCAGTCGCCCCGCACCATCAAAAGATGGCTGGCCGCCTATCGCAGCAACGGCTTCGCTGCCCTGGCCGACCGCATCCGCGCCGACAAGGGCCAGAGCCGCTGGTTCAACCGCCATCGCGAGGCCGCTCTCTTCGCCGCCTATCTCTACCTGGTCGAGCGCACGTCGGTCACCTTCGTCTGCCAACAGATCGAGTACGAGCTGGAGATGCTCAAGATCGCCGCCGATGATCTGCCCAGCCGCGAAACGGTTCGTCTCTTTCTGGCGCAGAACATCTCCCCGGCGATGCGCACCCTGGCCCGCGAAGGCCAGCGCGCCTATCGCGAGCGCATGGCGCCCTACGTCAGGCGCGGCTATGTCGACGTCCTGGCCAACCAGATCTGGGTGGGCGATCACGCCATCCACGACGTGGAGATCCAGAACGATCTCTTTGAAGAGGTTCCATTCGGCACACCCGGCCGGTTACGCATTTCCGCATTTGTGGATTACCGCAGCCGCAAGGCGTGGGGCACTTGGGCGTGGGAAGGCAGCTCCCGCTCCATCGCCGCCACCATGCTGCGCGCCATGCTTGAAGTGGGACCGCCTGAAGGGATCTACGTCGACAACGGCAAGGACTACAAGAAGGTCGCCAAAGGCGCGATCCATGGTTCTGAACTGCCCGCGATCGGCGACGACGACGCCAAGGCCCCGCAGACCTGGTACGACGACGAATACAAGCGCATCGAGCGCACCGGCCTGCTGGCGCGCCTGGGCATCGCGGTCACGCATTGCATCCCGCGCCATCCGCAATCGAAGCACGTCGAGCGGTTCTTCCGCACCATGCACGAGCGTTTTGATGCGGTGCACTCGACCTACACTTCGGGCTCGCCGTTCACGCGCCCCGAGGCCACCGAGGCCGCCATGATGCGCCACCGCCGTTTGCTCAAGGCCGGGCGCGTGGAAGAGTCGAACCATCCCACCGCCAGCCGCTTTATTCTCGGCTGCCTTTCGTGGATCCGCGAGTACAACGCCACGCCGCAATCCGGCGAAGGCATGGACGGCCGCAGCCCCGATGAAGTCTTCGCCTCCGAGCTGAACCCAAATCAGAAGCCGGTGCCCAATCCTGAAACGCTGGCGCTGCTGCTCTCGGAGTACGTCAAGCGCGGAGTGCGTGAGTGCGCCGTGCAGTTGAACCACTACCGCTACACGCCGCGGCCTGAAGATCGCATGGCCTGGGCGGCGATGCACGAAGCCAACGAAGGCGAAGTCCTGGTGGGCTACAACCCCGAGGATCCCGAGTTCGTGGTTGCGCTCACCCTCGATGGCCGCTTCCTGGCCTGGCTTGAGGCGGAGCCGCTGCTCCGCTTCGCGCCCAACGATCCCGCAACGCAGCGCCAGATCGGCCAGTCGATGGAGATCCGCCGCGGCCTGGAGAAAGCGCAGAAGGGCGCGCTCAAGGCCATCGCAGCGGGCGCGCGCGGCCTGGGCGCCCGCTCGGCCGAGGAGATGCTCTACGGACGCCTGCAGCTGCCCGCGGCCACCGGCGCCGTCATCACCCAGCGCAGACCCCGGCTCCGCCCGGACAAAGAAGCCGTGGCGCCTTCGACCGCGGCCGACATCGCCAGCAACTTTTTGGAGGCGTTGAAATGATGGTTCGCGACACAGCAGGGAATCGCGCCGCATTGGCTGAAGACGCCGATCGCGATGCCGAGATGGTGAAGCGCGTAGATGACTACATGGCCCGCACCGGCCTTTCGCATCCTGAATTTGCGCGCCGCGTCGGCTACAGCGATGTCACCCTGCGTATGTTTCTCAATGGCAGTTATCACAACTGCTCCCGCTCGGCCGACCAGCTGGTGAAGGCGCTCACCACGTTTATGGATACACATCCGGTCGCGGTGGCCACCCGCGCCGTGGGCGACTTGTATGAGACCGCCAACGTCCGCGCCATCCAGGAGACGTTTGAGAAGTTGCTGCCGCGCCCCGTGGCCTACATGATCTACGCGCCGCCGGGATCGCAGAAGTCTTTTGTCCTGGAACACCAGGTGGCGCAGCTCAACGCCCGCGAGGTGGCCAACGCCGAAGGCCGCCGCGCCTTCTACGTCTACGCCCGCGCCAACATCCGGCCCCGCGATCTGATGCGCCGCGTGGCCCTGGCCTGCGGCTGCCGCACTTCCAACGATCTCGATCCCATGCTGGCCAACATCCGCTTCGAGTTTCGCCATCACCGCGTGCTGCTGGTGGTGGATGAAGCCCAGCACCTAAGCCTGGACTGCTTCGAGACCCTGCGCGAGCTGCTGGACCAGCCGCCCTACTTCTCGCTGCTCTTCGCCGGCTCGCACGATCTCAAGCGCAAGTTCGATGAGTTCAGCGCCACCTTGGAGCAGTGGAACTCCCGCATCATCGCCAAGGTTCGGCTGCCGGGCCTGGAACGCAAGGAAGCCCGCGGCATCATCGAGCGCGAGATCGGCGAGCTGCTCAACCAGCGCCGCACCCCCCGTGAAGCCCAGAAGCTCATTGACGAGCTGATTAAGGGCGCCACCGTCCGCGATGCCTTCGAAGGCAATCGCACCTACATCAACGTCCGCACGCTTACCAACGCTCTCGACCAGATCAAGGCGTCGGCTCAACTTGCGCAGGGTGCGCCTATTGACGAGGAGAAAATCGCATGAGTCCCGAATACGCATCACTTCGCCGTTTCGTCGATCAACCCGCAACCAGCTTCACCGCGCCTGAAGTCAAGCGCTGGAACCAGTCGCGCGGCCGCATCACCCAGGCGGTGCAGGGTAGCCATGTCGACATCTATGTGTGGCTCTACCACGCCGCGCGCAACCTCACGTATGTCGCGGTGGCCGCCGGCGGCATGGGCGTGCTCTACATCGGCTACCAGATCGCGTTCGCGTTTGCCTCCGGCCGCGTGCAGGCACTCGTAGATGCGGCGAAGGGTGGCCGGTGATGGAGAGCAGTGAACAGAGAACAGTGGTCAGTGATCAGCCGAAAGGCGGCCGATCGAGCCACCTCATCAACCGTGCCACTGGCGTGATCGTGCGGCGCTACCCAAAGCGCGACAAAAGCATCAGCGCCCGCCAGTGGCGCAAGCAACGCAGCGCCAATCGTCGGGCTGCGAAGAAAGTGGGCCAGTGATGCGGCGCACTTGGATCGCTCTCGAATGCGACGACTGCGGGGCGCAGTTCCCACGGTCAGGCGCAGGCATCACCATGCCCCAGGATGCGGCGATCTACACATGGCCAATCCTGCGCGCGGAAGCGCTGCACACCGGCTGGCAACGCTACGGCAGCAAGGACTATTGCCCCGTCTGCGAAAAGGATCACCGCAACGAGGCCGCGCGCGACAAGGCGCGGCTGATCGAAGGGGCGTGATGGAAGTCACCACCATCATCTGCGACGTGTGCCGGACGCATAAGCAGGAGGCTAACCATTGGTACGTCGCCATCACCGATCCGCGCGTCGCGAGCAGCCGACTTTTCGACGGCATCGCTTTCGGCACCATCGGCAGCGAGGTCAACGATCCGCTACTCAAGGTCGAGCACATCTGCGGCCAGGAGTGCCTGCACAAGCGGCTCTCCCAATGGCTTGAGTCCCTCTGAACCGCATAACAACGTTATTGCATTTTAACGATTTCGCTTCACCCCGAAAGGCAGACCAGATGAACTACGAAAAAGCAAAAGCCGAAATCCAACGCCTGGTCAAAGCCTGCAAGACCGTAGTTCGACAGCACGAAGGAGGCCATGCCGTTGGACATGATGCAGTGATGGAACTCCACCGTGCACTAAAGGCCGCCGTCCCTGGACTCAACCGCCCCAATTTAGACAACAGCACCCCCGAAAGGCAGAACCGATGACCGACGGAAAGACTTACACCAAAGAAGAGATCGACGATCTCTGCATTGAGTTCGATAACCGATGCATCGACCTGGAAGACGCGCAGCGCGCCCACTCCGCCGCCAAGGGCGACCTGCTGGCCGCCGTCCAGGCCCAGGGCCACATCGCGCCGCGCGCCGACAAGACCACGCGCCTTGAAGGCGTGCTCTACGTCGCCGACTCCACCGTCGGATCGACCGTCGACATCGACGAGGCCGCGGTGGGCGAGCTGCGCAGCGAGCTCTCGCGCCTGAAGAAGCCGAGCCTGTTCGCCACGCTCTTCGACCGCAAGGTCAAGCACCAGCTCCGCAAGGACGCCGGCGACACCCTGCGCCTTAAGATCGGCGGCATGGCCGACGAAGTGCAGAAGCGCCTGCTCGGCATCTTCGCCCGCTGCTTTGCCGTCAACTCCAAGGCTCCCACGCTCAGCGTGAGCCTCGCCAGCGTGCTCCAGGAGAAAGAGCGCCTGGCTGTCGAGCGCGCCGCGAAGAAAAGCAGTGGTCAGAGATCAGCAAACAGCAAACAGTCGAAAGGCGGCCGGGGATGAGCAAGCTCACTTCTTATGAAGCCATGATCCTGGATGCGCTGGCCACCTGCGAGGCGCCTGTCCAAATAACAGCGCTGATCGAGATCGCTGATCCGCGCAATGCTCAAAATCTCGATGGCGAAAAGTTTTATGAGACGCTCCTCGCGCTGTCTAAACATGGCTACGTGGACCAGATTCACCCAACCATGGAGCATCTCTACTCTCGCTTCTTCATCACCACAAAGGGCCGCGCGTGCCTGATCGGGCGCGAAGCGCAGCAAGTCTTCGACGAGTGCGCGGCGCACGCGCCCTTCGTGCCCACCTGCCGCCGCCGTCTTGAGCCCGAGGAACCGGCAACGGCAATCCTCTGCCTCGACGAAGACGAGCTGGACGATTGGTGGGAATCGTTGGACGTGGAGATGAAGGCCGACGCCTTCACCAATTTCGCCCTGCGCATGCACACCGGCGAAGACAACCACATCTACATCGAGCCGAAACATCCAAGCATTCCGGTCACGGGCGCCATCGGCCCCGCGTTCACGAAGAGCATGGAGGCGCGCTGTGACCGCGAAGCCTAACGACGCCTGGGAGTTCTGGCAGAAGTCGAAGACCGCGCTCGACGAGCTGAACGAACTGCTGCAGGTCTTCGCCACCGCCATCGCGCAGGATGATCCCTCGCTGCAGCTCCCGCCGCACACCGTGAAGCAGGTCAAGCGCGCCCTGGCCCGCTTCCAGGAGAACTTCATCCTGCTGGTCCGCGAACAGAAACGAAAGGCAGGCCTCTGATGCCTTGCACGGTTCTCACTTCGCCAGACGGAAAGTTTGCGGGCTGGGCGTGCGGCCGCGGCCGTGCGCAGGCCTGCAAATTCTGCCGCATCCAGACCAGCACCAAGCTCTGTGATTTCGTCGTCGGCCCGAACGGCAAGACCTGCGACGCACCGATCTGCGACAAGTGCGCAACCTCTGTGGGCGAGAATCTCGACTATTGCCCCACCCACAAGAACGCGCCGAAGCCCGCGCAGCAGAATCTTTTCGCGGAGGCCGAGTGATGAGCAGCACCTCCGAACTCGATCGCCTCATTGCGTGTTCGAAGCAGATCACCGAGGATCTGCTGGCGCTCAGGCGCGAGGCTAAATCGATCTCACCTCTCCCATCAATCGAGCGCCGCTCTTACCGCGTGACCGACCGTCTTAGTTTGGTTATCGACAACACCCACCTTTTAGCCACGGACCTCTACGCACTATGGGAAAGCGCTATAGACGCGCGAGCGGCGAAAAGGGAGAGAGCTGAATCCACAGCCCGCGCGCTTGAGAACGGGCAATTGAAGTTGATCTCCGGGAGTGACCGATGAAGCCCCGCACGGAGGAAGAAATCCCGCGCCGCATCACAGCGGAGGTGACCTTCGACACCGCCGACGAAGCGCGCCGGCGGCTGTTGGAGTCCACCTGGTGCAGCCTGTGCGGCAAGCTCAGCCTGAAAACCAAGGCCGACGCGCACAACTACATCGGCCTCACGCTCAGCAAGCGCTGGCGCACGCCCAAGCCCGGCGAGCATACCTGGGCGCCATATCCGTGCCCTCACGGAGATGGCTGGCATGTTGGCCGCAACCCTGAAACGGCGGAATTATTGAGGAAGAAACAACCATGACCGAGGAACAGGCCAAAATCGACGCATTGCTCACCGTGGGCATCAACCGGCTGCTGGCTTCGGCCGCGGCCACCACGCGGATGCGCGACGCATTGCGCTACAACATGCCCGGCGCCGGCGTCGAAGCAGGCTACCTGCTGGCCGAGCACATGAGCGTTGTGGAGCACGCGCTCGTAGAAGCCGGCGACTTGCTTCAGATTCACTACGCCGCGCAACTGGCCCTGCAGGGCATCGCCGCCCAGCACGACAAAGGAGGGCTCGTCCATTGAGTACACAGCCCAGTCTTTTCCCTCAAACCGAGATGGAAATGGTCCAGCGGCTCGACAGCGAGATTTGCAATCTGCTCTTCGGGCGTAGGGGCGGCCCACTGGAACTCACGCTCGACCAGGGCGAGATTGCCGTGTTGCGCGCCATCCGCTTCTGCCGAGGTCTGAACAAAGCTATCAACCTGCGCGAGATCCAGCGCCTCAGCGGCCTTGACGTGCGATCGATCAAGGGCATCGTGCGGGTGCTGCGCATCAACTTCCGCCTGCCTATCGGGAGCTGCAAGCACTCGACCGAGGGCGGCTACTACCTGATGATCACCGACGCCGATCGCGCCGCCTGGGCCAAGGATGTGCTCGACCAGGTGCGCGCGGAGCTAGCCGTGCTGCGCGCCGCCGCCGGTCACAAGGCTGGGCTGGAACTGCTCGGCCAGTTGCATATGGAAGCCGTCGAAGCGGCCCACGCGGAGGAAGAACATGCCGGATGAACAAGTCGCCATCGGCCACATCCTGATCTTGCGCGAAGAGTTCAGCAGAGTTGCAGCCAGTCCCGAACCGTCGCGCGGCGCGATCGCGCGGGCTGAGCTGCTGGTGCGCCTGCTCGACGAGTTGCTGCAGCGCCGCGAAGAGGAGGCCGCGCATGTCACAGGCTCCTAACAAACTTTACAGCCGCGGGGAAATCCGGAACGAGTTGCGACAACTCGCCAATGATTGGGGGAAGCTCCTCATGATGCACCGCGATGCGTTTAGAAAAAACCCGTCTCACGACGAGACCGTCTGCCATTTTTGCGACCATTGGAAATCGGCGATTGAGGCTCTGGAGCGCGCAATCCGCCACTTTGGAGGGCGCCGTGGATAGCCAGCGCGAGCAAGCCATCCTCCGCCTGACCGAGCAGGCGCGCATCCAAGCCGACGCGCTGATCGTTGTCGGCATTCTCCCCGGCGGCTCCGTCTTCCACTCCTGCGATCCGCGCATCCCGATTCCCGATCTGCACGAAACGCTGGAGAACAGCGTGGACTTCATCTGCGAGCGTGTGGCCCACAACCGCGCCCGCCTGGCTAAGGAAAGGAAGGCGCACGGTGCGCGATAAAAACGAAGTTCTTGACACCCTCCTCCATCTCGCTGCATTGGTGGCGGCGTTCCTCTCTGGCGCGGCCATGGCCAGCATCTTCTTCATGCTCTACATCTCGGAGGTGCGCTGATGCCGCTCTTCCAACGCAAAAAGCCCTGCTACGCCGCAGGCTGCACGGTCAAGATTGCGCGCCGCCTGCTGATGTGTCCCAAACACTGGCGCATGGTTCCGCGCGACATCCAGATCGCCGTCTACGAGACGCTGGACGCCTGGCGGCGCGGCGGCGATCCCAAGCCCTATGTCAAAGCCATCGAAGCTGCACGCGGGGCCGTGGCACAACGCAGTTCTTAAGAAGGAAACAATGAGGCCGAAGAAACGCATTCTTTTAATCGATAGCAACGAAACGCGGCAATCTGTCCGCAGGTATCTCTTCATCACCTGGGGCTTTGCCGTGCTCAGCGCGGCCACGGCCGAGGAGGCGCGCGAGATCGCAGCCAACGAGCCGCTGGACCTGGTCGTGTGCGGCTGGCCGCTGGCCGGCGCGGACCTGGGCAAGCTGCTGAACGATCTGCACGCCATCGATCCGCTGCTGCGGTCGCTGCTGCTGGCAGAGAGCAGCATCGTCGCCCCGGAAGGCGTTGCGGCGCACGCCGTACTGCTCAAAGGAGCATGCGCTCCCACCGAGATCCGCGAACGCGCCAGGCAGCTCTCCGCGCGCAAGCGCGGGCCACGCAAAGGTTGCGAGCAGCGCCTGCAGCCCCAGGCCGAGGTAGACCACCTAATGGACATGGCCGAGCGGAGGATCGCGTGAACGACGTACCTATCGGGAAGAAGTGTTCTGACTGCGGCTGCTGCCTTGCCACCGTCAAGGCTGGCGACGATTACGTCTGCTGGGAGTGCGACGCCGGCGAACCGTGTAAGGCGAAGACGGCGTCGAAGCCTGCGCCAGTTGTGCCAACATCACCACCTTTAAAGGAGAAAACCATGCCACACAGCCGGAAGCGCATTTCGGATCAGATCCGCGAGGCAATCATCGCCGCCGATCCTTCCATCTCCAATTGTGAACTCGCACGGCAATACGGGATCAGCGATCCATCTGTCCGCAAAATCCGTAAGGACGCCGGCATCGTTCTGCAGCGCGCGCCGAAGATCGCTCGGCCGAAGAAGGCAAAGGTAAAACAGCCCGCGAAGCGCACGGCGCTTGTCCACGCGCCAGTCGTAGCGAAAAAGCCTTTCCTGCTGACCATCACACTTGAGATCGAAGAGCGCCGCGCCGACGCGCTCTGGAACACATTTTCCGGCGATGACAAGGCCGTCGCGATCCGCGCCGCGCTGATGTCGCGACTGGAGGTGTAATGCTCTTCAACTTCCAAAGGCGCTTCGCTCCAAAGATCCTCAGCGGCGAGAAGAGGCACACCATCCGCGCCAAGCGCAAGCGAGAGACGAAGCCCGGTGAACTTTGCCACCTCTATACAGGTCTCCGCCAGAAGGGCGCGCAATTACTGATGAGATCGCCGTGCACCCGTGTCCAAGATATTGAGATCGACGTCGACAGCAGCATCAGTATTGACGGAGTTCTTCTTTCTATCGATGAGAACGAGGCGCTGGCGCGGGCGGACGGCTTTAGGGATTTTCTCGAAATGCAGGAATTTTGGGACGGCCGCCGCCCATTCCGTGGCGACATCATCCATTGGAAATTTCCACCTGAATCGCAGAGTCGTCAGGAGTTCGAACCGTGCGCCAATGCCAGCGCCCCGGATGCAAAAAAACGTTCGCGGGCGACAATCGCTATTGCTCGAAAGAATGCCGCAAGGCCGTCCGCAACGAAGACCGCCGCGCGCTGCGCGAAGCCATCAAGACCGGCCACAAACGCTGTCCAACCTGTGGGTACTGCGCGAGGTTGACCGATGGATCAGAAGCTCACGAAGCACCAGTTGAAACGGCTCCAGACGCTCTACGGCCAGCTCGCCGGCCACGCACAGGAAAGCAGCGACCGCTCGTCGCGTCTCCGCTGGGCGAGTGAGCAGACCGGCCGCGCGATTGCGAGCTTCAAGGATCTGACCGTGGACGAGGCCAAGCGCCTGATCGACGGCCTGCAGGGCCAGCTCGGCGTCAAGGCTCCCTCGCGCCCGCGCCGCCGCCTCGATCGCGATGCCGCGCGCCGCGCAGGCACTGAAGGCCGCAAGGGCAACACGGAGTTCTCTGCGCAGCCGCAGATGGCCTCGGCCGAGGACCTGGCCGCCATCGAGCGCTATTACATGCGTTTGGGCTGGACGCGCGCACAGTTCGACGCCTGGCTGGCTTCGTCGCGTTCGCCGCTATCGAGCCGCGCCCGGCCCATCATCGCCACATCTAAAGATGCCAACCGCGTGCGCTGGGCCTTGAAGGGCATGCTGCAGCACCGCGGCCTATGGACCAAGGAGCCGGCATGACAACAGAGCAAGCGAAGGCGTTGCTGCTGGGCGCTCTCGTGGACGCAATCCAGGAGAGCGACGACGTTACCGAAGCGGCGCAGGAAATCACGGCCGCGGGCATGACCTTCGGCATCGATATTTATGTTGCGCTGCAGGTCCGCGCCGACGCTGCGCAGCAGGCTGCCGACGCCGACTTCCTGCGATCCATGCACATCGCGCCGGAAGTTGCGCCCCCGCCGGTGGCCGTAGCTGCAGCCGCACCGATGGCCGCGCCTCAGCCACCGCCGACTTTGCATTCCATGTCCGCCTGGTCGCTGTTGAAGGCCTTCGCGCGGGCCTTCGTTTGTGAGGGTCGGCGTATATGAGCACCAGGCGCATGCGGATCGGCTTTCGGGTGCCTGAGCAGCTCTTGCTGCCCTGGAGCCCCAAGGCCACCATCAGCGCGTCGCACGCGGCGGAGTTGCTTGACGTGTCGATCCAGACCGTCTGCCGCATGATTGAAGATGGCTCACTGAAGGCCTACAAGGTCCGGCCGGATAAGCTCAATGGACCCTGGCGCGTGAACTATGATTCAGTAGTAGCTCACGTCGAGCGGATCCACAAAGAGAACGGCCTGGAAAAGAGGTTCTGACTTAGCCCTTTTGGGGTAGTTTCGCCTAAGTAGTTTCTAAGTTGCTGTTATTTAGGATGTTATATGGAAAACGAAGTTGCAAAACGGCTCGGGATATCGGCGGATGACTGGGACATAAACGCTCGCCGGGACGTCGAGGAATCGCCTCTCAATAGCTTTCTGAGAGCCCGTCTGAAAGAGTGGCTTTCGTCGGTGGTTTCGCCCCTCGATCCAGCCCAAATCACGCACATCGCCCGCGTCGAAACCGCTCGGTCCTACGAGGCTGGGAACACGGCGAAATCGGCCCCGAAATCCGGTCCGAACTGGCGATCTCTATGATTTTCCATAGTCTCGCCCGTGAGACTGCCTGGTCGCCCGATTTGGCGTTTTTTGGATATGAGACTGAGCGCCCCGAAAACGCTCTCGCCCGCGTCAAAATTGGCGATTCTGGGTTTTCCACTGTTCGGGTTTTGTGGGGTTTTCTCCGGCAGTCTCATGAGACTCAGATGTTCGGCGACGCTGGACGAAGAATCAATAACTTACGCCTCGAAAACCAGTCTCACGGGGTCAATCCATGACACGTAATTCCTGCACTCTGTATCGCCGGATTTGTTGTGGAAAACCGC